CCCGCCTCTCCACTCATCCAATCGGGGGTCCCTAAAGGACAGCCGATGAAGATGAATGTGAAGCGGATGATCTCCATGCAAGACGCGACCGAACTGCTTGGTCTGTCGATTCGGACAGCTTTTGAGCTAACCGATCCCGACAACGTCGAGCGTGATGATCACGGGAAACCCTTAGGCGTATGGCTCAGCGAAGACACATTAGACGACGATACGGACGTATGTCATGCTTGCGGAAACGTAAGCTGCGTCTGTCCGGACCTGTTGTCTTAGAAGGTCTTGCAACGAGCGACCGCCGAAGCGTGCCTACATCAGTAGGGCACGTACTAATCACTTGCTGCCGAGGTTTTAATGCCCTATACGCAGACCAGGACGGTTGACTCGACTACGGGGTTAACTTTCCCGTATAATCGAACCCGCCGTACTTGGTCAGTTGTATCGGGCTGGACGGTCACCCCAGTCTCTGGCTCGCAGTCTGCTGGGAGAGATCCCAAAAGACTGCGCAAAGTCATGGATTGGAACCGTATCCCCGGCTACAAGGCGCTTCTAGCTTCTCAAGGGTACTTACCCACTACTGAGTTTTCACTCTATCAGTGGTCCCAAGAGTATTCACCTGCAAATGGAGCAGTCTGGAGGAACAAGTCACCTTCCGTGTATGAGTGGTTTGATGAACCACTCTATCATCGAACGGTGCAGTTACCCAGCCAGGTTACTGGCTCCGGTTGGCCAACCAATCCGGAATTAGCTAACCTCCACGCCGACGCTGAGCATAAGTGCTTGGCCAACGCGCGCGATATGAAGGTGAACTTACCGGTTATGTTCGGTGAAGGTCGTAAGACCGTAAACCTGCTGACCGATACGGCGAAGAGGCTCGGAAATGCATACCTGTCGTTCCTGCGAAGGGACTTCAGGCGTGCGGCCAAATATCTCGATATCCGTGAACCAACGGGTAGCGCTGCCCGACACTGGCTTGCTTACCAGTACGGTTGGCGCCCCCTGCTAATGGATGCCGAGGGCCTTTCAGAGTTGGCTTCTGAACAGTTGGACGAGTATCAGGCTCGCCCACCGCGGTTTACTGCGGTAGGTAAGAGCAAGATCGTACGACCCCTTAAGTACAGCCAGTCCAATGCCTTTTCAGGTTATGGTACTGGGTCAGTTCTGTACAGCGGGGAGATGTCCGTCCGTGGTAAGGCCGGCCTCCTGGTAGAGGTTCGATTCTCGACCAGTGCCGTACTTGCTCAGCTAGGAATGTCCAGTATTACTGACGGACTCCTTCTAGCTTGGGAGCTAACTCCTTTCTCGTTCGTCTTTGATTGGTTTATCAAGGTCGGACAGTACCTGGAGAGCGCTTCCGCTCTCGATGGCCTGCGTGTGCTTTCTGGCTACAGCCGTTATGAGGCTCTCGGTAAGTTTGAGGGCCAAAGTGCGGTCTCAGCAGGGAGCACTTATCAGCTTGAGTCGGGTATTCTCCATCCGATTAAAGGCACTGAACGTAGGTTCTATCGACGTAGCTACATGGGGACCCAACCCGAATTAGTGATACGTGGGTTGAGTGCTCTGGGAGATTCTACCCAGAGGCTCCAATCTGCGGCGTCGCTGTTCAGGGTACTTTGTATGGGGGATAGAGGCCGAAATGCCTACAGACCCTGACATAACTGAGCTGGCGATTCTTTTCATCCAGCTCTTGGTCGCCCTCCTTTCAATTTTCCTGTTAATTTCTCAGGAGTAAATCCGATGCCGGCATTTGCCAACATCACCGTGAACAACCATGCTGCTGCTGCTGTTACCTATTACACCGAGGACATCCGTAATGGTGTCGTCAAGTGGAACGATACGGCTCAGGGCACGGCTGCTGGTTTCCGCCCGATCTCTCTCGAGCTCAGGCGGGCTACCGACCGGCAAAACGGTGTAGACCGTGTGATCGTAAAGGTCGCACGTCCGGTCGTGAACGGTACCACTGGTGCCGTTGACTACACTTCGCGGGTCAACATCGAAGGTATCATCCCCGTCCGCGCCACCCTGGCTGAAAAGCAGGAACTGTATGCAGCGTTTAAGAATTTCGCTGCGCACACGAACTGCCAGAAGGCTATGGTCGAGGGCGAAGGTACATACTGATCATGCCCGCCCGTATCGCTCTGCTAACTAAGATTCTTGCAGGGCTTAAGGCGGTACTGATCGCGCTCCGTTTCTACCGTGACGGTAGGCCGGAGAAGACGTTGACAGGAGATCTTGATGATGCGAAATCACCAGACTCTACGGCGCAAACTCGAAAGGGTAGCGCCCGCCGGTAGGCTGAATAATTCTGTCAGCCCGCTGGCTGTTGCCGAGAAGTTGTGGTCGACACTCGACACCCCTCTGTCTCTTGGCCTCCACCTGCTCGTGAAGAACGGACAGGTTAGAGACGCCCTGGCAGTGAAATTCCAGCCTGGGCGTTACCTCGAGGCAGATGTGGGAGCTGCTCGCGACGACTATCAAGCCGTCGCTTTCCTTCAGAAGACTCCTTTGGATCTTGAAGGGGTTGACCGAGAGAAGGCTGCTTGGGAGGTTTTCCTCCAAGCAGAAGAGCAGTGTCGCTTGACCAACGCGAGGTTTAGGTCTATGAGGAGAGACTACGGGACGAAAGTACCCCGTGGTGTCCTAGCTGTCATTACGGCAGCCGGACATAAAATTTCTCACCTTCTTGGACCAAGACCCGATGCGCGGTCATGGGCACTACGGTGTCGCTTCGGGCCGGGCGCGGACGTCCTTAACAGGGGGTCACACGCTCAGGCTTACTACAAGCTGCAGGAGATGTCCGTCACAAAGGACTTTCACTGCGGCGCCCAGGCGTTAGTTTTGTCTCAGCCTGGGTGGTACAAACACATTCCTTTCTCCGTGGACTCTAACGGGTTTGTGGATTGCGGGATGAAGGTTGTACCCGGCAACTCAGTCACGTTCGTCCCCAAGACCGCATTGATCGACAGATCGATCGCGATCGAGCCAGGTATGAACATCTACGCTCAACTTGGGCTAGGTGCAATTATCAGGGCCCGCCTAAAAAGGGCGGGTTTAGACCTTGACAACGCTGACCCTAACCGCGGTCTTGCGAAGTTGGGTTCTATTAAGGGGACTGTCGCCACCATCGACCTTTCCTCTGCGAGCGACACGCTTGCAAGAGAGGTCGTTCGGGAGCTTCTTCCTGACGGTTGGTACGCTGCCCTTGATTGGGTGCGTTCCAAGTCCGGGACATACGTGCCGAAAGGCTCGGACCCAGTTAACATCAGGTATGAGAAGTTCTCGAGTATGGGTAACGGATATACTTTCGAGCTAGAGAGCATGATTTTCTATGCGCTAGCTTTCGAGTGTACAAGGCTGTGTCATGCTGACACGTCCCTCGTCCGTTCCTTCGGTGACGATATCACCGTACCGACAGAGGTTGTTCCTCTGTTGGAGGAAGTTCTGTCCTTTTGCGGCTTTACGGTGAACCTTGCAAAGAGCTACACGCAAGGGTCATTCCGCGAGTCGTGCGGGATGGACTTCTTTTCCGGTGTGAACATCCGCCCATTCTACCTCAAAGAGGGTTCTCTTGACAGTGTTTCGAGCCTTTACCGTTTGGCTAACGGTCTCCGCAGGGTTGCTTTTCGGCGTAACCTTGGTTTTGGTTGCGATCGCAAGCTTCGCCCTGTTTGGACTTATGTTGTCGAACGGATTCCTTCAGCTTTCAGGGATTTTGTTATCCCCCCCCAGCCCGTAGTTTACCGAGATTTTCGGTTGGCTACTGAAGTTGAGGTTGCTGAAGGTGACGGAGGCCTCATGTCTAACTGGCACGAGGCTTCTGTCTCTCCTCATGTGTCCTTTAACCGGGACCTCCAGAGGGGTTGGCTCTACAGCACTTATAAGGGAGGAGCTAGGCACGTTCGTGCTGCCTGTGAGAACAGGCTGCTGTGCTACGCACTTTATAGCTCCCGGGACGGAAACAACGACGTTGAAACAGTCACCATGGATCGTTTACCGATTCGTGGTGTAGCGTCGCCAAGACTGAATCAGGGGCTTTTTACCCCTGACTGGCCTGACTTAGGGCTATGGTGTTAACCTAAGCTTTAATCAGGCAACTTCCCTTCTTGGGTGGATGGCCCTTATGGGGCTAATAGGGG